TACCGGATACTACGGTACACCGGCCACTGCGATCAACTCTTCCACCATCGCAAAGAACGCTGTGAAAGCAGTGATCAAAGCACTCCCTGCCAAGATCCAGGGCAAGAGCGATGTGCGGATCTTCTGCGGATACGACACATACAACCTGTTGGTTGATGCTTATGTGGACGCCAACCTGTTCCACTTCGCCCCCGGAGTGAACAGCGACGATCAGAACCTGCCTGAGTTCACTGTTCCCGGCACTTCTTACAAAGTGATTCCGGTACATGGCCTCGACGGAACTGATGCGATCTATGCTTTCCGCATGGCCAACATCTTCCTGGGTACTGACCTGCAGAACGAGGAAGAAGCCTTCCAGATGTGGTACAGCAACGACGACATGAACGTGAAGTTTCACACTGCGTTCAAGATCGGTGTGCAGTTCGCCTTCATGGACGAGGTGGTGAAATTTGAAGCGTAACCAATTCAATAACGGGGAGGCGTAACAGCCCCCCCTCTTTAAAAATAGCATTATGGCCTGTGCGCTCACAAGTGGCTATTCGTTAGACTGTAAAGACTCCAGCGGCGGTATTACGGAGGTGTACTTCATCGAGAAGGCGAACATCAGCTCCGTGGCTACTGCTTCCGGCGTAATTACAGGCATTACGAAAGCCTCCAACAAAAGATTCTGGAAATACGAACTGCCCAAAGAAACCGGCAACTTCACCAACAACCCGCAGCCTAACCAGGAGAACGGCACGTTGTTCTTTGAACAGACGATGACCATTGTGGTGAACAAGCTGAACACGGCAGTGAACACTGAAATCAAGCTGCTGGCGCAGAACCTGTTGGTGGCTGTTGTAAAAGACAACAACAACAAGTTCTGGATGCTCGGTAAAGATCGCGGTTTGGACATGAGTCCCAGCACCAGTGGTTCCGGCACTGCATTCGGCGACCGTAACGGCTACCAGCTGGAGTTCATGGGTAAAGAACCGGACGGCATTATCGAAGTGGATTCTGCAACGGCAGCAGCACTGGAAACAGCAGGATAGTTTTCTCATACGCAGCAATTTTAGGAGCCCTGCCCTGTTTAGGGCAGGGTTTTTTGTTAACCGTATTTATAGTTGATATGCTCAGACTCACGCTCGGACAAACGGCAGACCTCTACCTCACGCTGGCGGAATCGCAGACGATCACCGATGCGAATTTCCTGTGCGTATTTACCAGCCGTGCGACAAATGAAAAAGTCAAGTTTGTCCTGGCGAATGCTTCTGATGAGTCCGATTTCAAAAGCCGGTACAATCTGTTCACCATCACTGTCAACGACCACTTTACAGAATCCGGATTTTACCATTATAAGATTTACGAACAGGCAAGCGCTGACAACGAAGACGAAGCACTGGCCGGTGCCGTAGTAGAGCAGGGGCTGGCATTCGTAAGCGACAGCACCGACGTGAGCTACACACAATTCAATAATTCAACCACATACACTTTGTTCGATGCAGAATAAAATAGCCATCATAAAGTTTGCAGACGTACCACTGCCGAAGATGAGAGAATCGAAATCGGGCAAGTGGATCAACTACGGCGACAACAACAAATACCCGAACATGTTGCTGGAAATGCTGGGTAAAAGCAGCAAGCACAACGGCATCGTATTGGGGAAGGTCAATTATATCGTTGGCCAGGGCTTTGACATAAAGCAGCCAGCCAACAAATACGAAAGCCTCGACGAAGTGCTCAAGAAGGTGGCGCTGGATCTCGAAGTGTTTGGCGGCTATGCGCTGGAGGTGCACTATAATGCACAAGGCCAGAAAGCAGCGTTTTATCACGTGCCGTTCCATAAAGTACGGACCAATAAAGACCTGACACAGTTTTTTGTGAAGGACTGGGAAAGCCTTAAAGCAGGAGAAGAGCCGGAAGCTATACCCGCTTACAACCCACAGGTTTGGGCGAAAGAAACAAAGCAGCTGCTGTACTTTAAAGAGTACCGCCCTGGTTGTGAAGTGTACCCTCTGCCCGGCTATGTGAGTGCGCTCAACGCAATTAAAACAGACATCGAGATCAGCAAGTACCATCTCAGCACCATCAGCAACGGCATGTTCTCTTCTAAGCTGCTAAGCTTTTATGAAGGGTTCGGAACAGATGAAGAAAAAGCGGTTATCGAAAAAGCATTTAAGAACAAGTTCACCGGCAGCGAGAATGCGGGAAGCATTATGCTGTACTTTGGAAAAGACCCGAACAAAAAGCCGGTGGTGGAAGACCTCAGCAATACAGAACTCGATAAGCATTTCGAGATCATGGGTAAAACCATTCAGCAGGAAATCTTTGTCGGTCACCAGGTGACCAGCCCGATGCTCTTCGGCATCCGGGTGGAAGGGCAGCTGGGAGGACGCAGCGAGATGCGCGACGCCTACGGGATATTCAAGAACACATACATCAATGACAAGCAGCAGGCGCTGGAGCAGGTCTTTATGGAGCTGCTTGGTAAACCTGTAAAAATACAGCCTGTCGAGCCGGTATCTGTCGAGTTCAGCGAACAGACACTGCTGCAGATAGCGCCCAAACGGTGGCTGCAGGAGAAAGCAGGCATTGACGTATCACAATATCCGGAAGAAGCGACGCAAGCGCAACCTGCCGCTCCTGGTGAAGCTGTAAACGAGAATCTGAAGAACCTCACCGGTCGTCAGTGGCAGAACGTAAGCCGCATCATACGCAAGTACACAAAGGGAGAGATCAACGAAGAGCAAGCCCGCATGCTGCTTAAAAGCGCGCTGGGGCTGAGCGATGAAGAGATTGACGTGATGCTTTCCATCGACAATACGGCGCAGGATTTCAGCGCTGATGAGATCGACACGCTGATGTTGGCTGAATTTGAGAAAGTGGGAGCGCCAAAGGGTGAATGGTTTGTGGTGCAAAGCCACAAAGCACATGCGTTCGCTGACGCGGATCCCTCGCAGCTGGAAACGGATGTGCTGGACCTGATCCGTAAGGACAAAAGGGTAACGCCGGAAGTAATTGCCGAAACGCTGGATCTGTCGGTGGAAGGTGCGCGCAGCGTACTGGAACGCCTGGAAGAAGATGGGAGAGTGACAGCGAAGGCATACCGGGTGGGGGAGGATGTAATTGTCGAAAGGACACTTACCGAGCCGCTCAGCAAACAAAGCGGTAAAAAGCCAACCACGTTGGACTTTAAGACGCTGTACAGCTATGAAGGCCCGCAGGATAACCGCAACCGTCCGTTCTGTAAGCGCATGCTGGAGCTGGACCGCTTCTACACACGTGCGGAAATTGAAACCATCAGCCGCCGGTTAGGATACAGCGTGTGGGATCGGAAGGGCGGATGGTGGACGCAACCAGACGGCACACGGTCCAAGTCCTGCCGCCATACGTGGAAACTGAACATCGTAATCAAAAAGAAATGAGAGATACACTATTCATAAAACCGGAAAACATATACGAGCGCTCCACTGTGCACAAAAACATTGACAGCAAGATGCTGGTGAGTGAGATTAAAGTATGCCAGGAGCAGTTCATACTTCCCGTTTTGGGAACAGCCCTTTATGAGCGGCTGCAGGATGGTATTGAAGACAGCAGTCTGACAGGGGATGAAACCACCCTGTTAAAAGATTACATCCGGGATCCGCTGGTGCATTACACCATCAGCGAAGTGGCAAAAGCGCTGTCATACCAGCTGTTCAATAAAGGAGTAAGCCGGAAAAGCAGCGAGAACTCCGAACCGGTAAGCCCGGGAGAGATCGACGACTTCGTGAACCACTACAAGAACCGGGCAGAGTGGTACCTGGAAAGACTCATCCGTTACCTCATACAGGAAGCCGGCACCGGCAGTAAGTTCAGCCAGTATCTGAACCCAGGCGACCGTGTAGATACGTTCGTGCCAAAGCGCACAGCGTTTGAGATTGGTATTTATCTGGGAGATACAAAGAAAGCGCATTGCGGCGAGCCGTGGGCGCGGTATGAATTTTTAAGCTGTTGCAGATAATGAGTAGTAAGAAAAAAGAATATAGTGAAAAGATAAAAAAGGCCTTACTGGCCTACCTGAAAAAACATGACGTTAACACAGATCACAAACCTGCTGGTGCAGATCGCCGGAGCTCACAAAATGGTGGCAACAGCAAGGGAGGCAAAGGCTGAAGATTTCCTGCATTACGACTATAAGGACGTGCAGTACCCCGCCGTGTGGTTTACGTTTGATAGTTCTACCCGAGAAGGAAAATCCCGTTTTTACCGCTATGTAGTGACGGTGGCCACAATGCACCACCCTGAACAAAGTAATGATTTAGAAGTGCAGAGCGATATGGAGCAGATAGCGGACGACTTGATCGCTCTGTTCAGTTGGGATAAAAACCCGTGGGCGTTTGAAAAGAGGAGCCAGTTTACTTATTTCAGTGAACGCTTTGAAGATGTGCTTGCGGGGGTTACGTTTACCGTAGAACTCAAATTGCCGTTTTTATACAACATCTGCCAAGCTCCGATGGAAGATGTCATGTACCCTTCTGAGCCCGTAGGGCCGAATGGAGTACCCGGCTTTTTCAACAAAACCAACATTTTCACCGGTGCAGGCGAGCCGCTGCAGGCCACCGGAAACGAGGGCGATTTGTATATCGACACAGAGGCGCCTAACGATTATTACAAAAAGATCAACGGTGTATGGGCGCTGCAGGGACAGCTGCAGGGTTTACAAGGTCCGGCAGGTGCAACGGGCGCAACCGGTGCCACAGGCCCACAGGGGCCGCAAGGGGTGAAGGGGGACACCGGAGATACAGGTCCGCAGGGGCCAGCAGGTGCACAAGGTCCACAAGGCCCGGAAGGCCCCACAGCGGTTAGTGCAGATGCCGGCAATACGGCTACGCTGGGAACGGATGATCTGATTTTTGTACCAGCCCAAACGCTTGACGATACACTCTCCGCGGGAAACGAAAGCCAGCTTGCCGCAAAATTAGGTTCGCTTTTTCTGTATGACCCGATTAACGGTACTTATAGCAGCGTAATCAGTGACCTTGATGGCGAGTTGGGTATAGCCCGAACAGGTCGTGGCGGGTACGTGTTTTATTTTCCAAACGGCAACAGCCAGACCGTTGTTTTAAGAAAAGAGAATTTAACAGCCACACGACAGCAATACTTCCCGAATAAAGACGGCACGTTTGCCATGCTAAGTGATTTGCCATCCCTTTCGACTCGCATCTCCGACCGTGGCGGCTACAACGCCAGCGGCAACACCTTCCCCACCACCGGGGGAACCGGAACAGCCGGGGCTATCGAAAGGGGCAACACATGGTACATTACCACTGCCGGAACGCTGGGAGGCGTGTCCGTAGGAATAGGCAGCCGTATCATGGCAAAGGTGGATGCGCCCGCTGCAGATGCGGATTGGCTCATAACGCCCTTTGCAACAGGTGGCGGCGGCGATGGTGTGGGCGGCAAACTTTATTTATTCAACAACTATTAAAATTTTGATATGCCAGCAAATACTTCACCCGTTTTCGCACTTTCACCCGAACAAAGACACGCAGTTATTGACGGAGCAACAACCGACAAAAGCGGCGCAACCACAGCAGAAATAGTGGACTTGGTTACAGCCGTTGGTGACGGTACCAAAGTAACCCGCATCAGCTACAAACATGTGGGCAACAGTTCAGCCGGTACGTTCCTCGTTTTCATTACCGATACTGCCGGCGCAAACCCTCGCCTGTACGACGAACAGGCGTATTCAGCAGTTACCAGCAGCACAACCGTTGCAACCGCTGGTGGTGTGCTTACCTACAACGACCTGCAGCTGAAAGCCGGGCAGAAAATTCAGGTAGCCGCTACGGTTTACAACACCAACATTCACGTAACAGCATCAATCGGAAATTTCTAATGTTTAAAGGATTTCAAGATACCAGCCGTGGACCGATGTTTCGGGGATTTCCAAACCTGAATTTTGGGATGGATAATTCTGCGTATGGAGAAGGAAAACTGCTGTTGTGGCTCGATGCAGCTGTAAATATAACAATCAGCAGCGGGGTAAGCAGGTGGGGCGATAAAACAAATAACCAAATACATTTTTGGCAGAATGGGGCATCAAATCAGCCGGGATATACAGCTTCGAATGCTTCATTCAACAACCTGCCCACTGTTGATATGGGGTTTCGGGGGAATTTAGCTGGCAGCTCAACGTTTGGGCTCGGCGCAACAACGTTAGCTGTCGTTGTCCGAATGGCGGGTGTTGGAAGTTCGTATAATAACATTCTTGGAAATGGTGGAGCGACAGGTTTGTTAGGCGGGGGAACTAACGGCAACATAACTGGGTTTGGCTTTTACTCAAATTCTGGCTCTCCATGGGTAAGAACAAACGTGGAAGATACCAGTATGCACATACTTGTGTGTAACCGATCTGCTTTTGTCGTGGATGGTGTGAATATACTTCAAACAGCTTGGGGTTTATCAAACGGAGTTTCTGGAAATTTTAATGACAGTTTTTCGCAAATCGGTAATCCGAACGGCTCCGGAACCACCCCGTCTTCTGCTCAAATCGCAGAAATACTACTATATGACGGCATTTTATCTTCAGAAAGATGTATTGAGTTGTGTAATAGGCTGAACGAAAAATATAATAAATACTAATGACACTCAAATTCCGCACATACGCCGAAGCATGGGCCGTCAACGAACGGGTTACTGCCGATTGCATCCGCAACAACCAATGGACGGACGGCATAACCACCAATTATGCTACACCCACAGAAAACGAAAACGGCCAGTGGGAAATACCCATTTTGCCCGGTTACGAACAATATTTCACGCTGGCAGAAATCAGCGGGGCGCAGCGTCCGGACTGGATGGAAGTAACCCTCTGGCAACTCCGTAAATATTTGAAGCGCACGAAGCTGACGGCCTTTCACCCGGAAGAAATTGCAACCGCCATTGGTGTAGAAGTTGGACTGACTGCCGAACAGGCTACTTCCTATTCGCTGTTCCAGTGGGTCAAACACCTGATTGCACTGATGCCGGAAGATACAGAGCAGCAACGTGACGCAAAAGACACAGCCGAAGAAGCAATTGAATATGCCAACTACATTGAACGGGATTCGGTTGTTATCGCAGCATTGGGGCAGGTTATGATGCTGACGGACGAAAACAAAGATTTCATTTTTCAGGAAGCAAAGAAAATGTAACGTGAAAACCCTTTTTACCATACTGCTCATTATTCCGCTGCTGTCTTTTTCACAGTACGGCGAAGGGCGTTTGGGCAACCTTACCGAAAATCAGGCGCACGTATTGGGCGGTATTGGATTCGGTGGTTTGGTGTACGAAGTCAGCCGGCAAAAGAACGACTGGAAGCTGCCGCCGCAAAAGTTCCAGCGCGTGGAAAGCAAGGCGCTGTTACGTACAGTGCTGATCGGCGCAGCCTTCAGCGGGGCTATTGAAGTAACGGACCGCCTCAAAGGGGGCACTATGAGTTTTGAGGATTTTGGAAACACACTGGGCGGCGTATGCGTGTATGCAATCAGCCGCTTTGTGATAACATCAATTATTCACGACCGGCAAACATGGCGCAGTAAAGGGCAACGGTTAAGAATTGGGAAATGATACACCTCGCAAACGTCATACAGGAACTGCTAAGCGACAACGTTATCGTTCAGTCGTACATATACAGCACGAAGTCGCCGAAATACTGGCGGCTGGTGAAGGACGTGGAAGTGCAGTTGAGTAACGGCGATGTGATAATTATTCCCGCCGGGTACTGCTACGACATGGCCAGCGTACCAAAATGGCTGTGGAGCATTGTGCGGCCGTTCAACGACGGACTGCTGGCCACGCTGATCCATGATTACCTGTACGTACATCAGGAGCGGCACATGTTAAGCCGGGCAGAAGTGGATGCCGAATACCTGCGCTGGATGATGATAACGAACACGAATTATTTCGACAATTACGTGCGCTACCTGGTGGTGCGTGCATTCGGCTGGCTGTATTGGAAAAAATGGATTTGATATGAGTAATACGAATGAAGATAAAAGTTTAATTCAGCACCTGCAGGAGCTGTGGCACCTGGCAGAAAAACAAGCAGCAATGGAGAAGAAAATCGAAGCCATCGCCGACAGGTTGGAAGATGTTTTTACTGCTATTGTGGGCAATCCCGCTATGGGGCAGCCCGGTTTTGTAAAGCGTATGGAAACGCAGGAGCTGGAACTTCAACTGATGCGTAAGGAGATCGAGCTGCTGAAGCTGCAGAAGGAAAAAGACAAAAGCTGGCTTCGTGGTGCGGTGTTTACAGCCGGTATTGCGGGCAGCGCCATTATGTACATTATTCAATCACTCATTCAACATTTCAAATGAAAGAATTTTTAATCTCTATGTTCAGTGAAGGTGGAAAAATCAGCCATAAGCGTGTTATCAGCTTCCTGTGGGCGATAGCCGCCATATTCGTGGTTTCTTACATCACACTGCATTATAAGGAATACATCACCGAAACCATGAAATGGCTGTTCGTGTGTGTACTGCTTATGAGCGGTGTGGCTACTGTTGGCCAGATCATCGCACTGTGGAAAGGCGGGAAAGTAGAATCTGAAAAACCAAAGCAAGATGAACAATAAATTGAAATACGCCTCTTATGTGATGGCTGCTATTGTAGTGACAGCGCTGCTGCTGGGGAAATGCAACTGCAACTGCCGCAAGCCTGTGGCGCCACCGGTTCCGGCCATCGTTGACATCAACACTCCTGCACTGGACCACCTGCGGAACCAACGCAGCAAGGACAGCGTGCAGATCCTCGTGTTGACAAAGCAGGTGGACAGCCTGCGCCAGGCAAAGCAAAAACCCAAAGCAAAAGCCCAGGCAGCGATTGCAAGAGGCCAGCAGACCAACAACTGCGACAGCCTGCGCAGCGCCTTTAACGACCTGCAGGAAGCGCATGACAGCTACGTGAGCATGAGTGAGGACATGAGGCAGGCTCAAGGCGATATAATCGTATCACAGGAACGGATCATCACCGGTCAGCACGCTGAGATAGAAACGCTCAAGGTCAAGATCAGCAACCTCACAGCTAACTACGAAGGGATGCAGGTACTGTACGAAAAACAAAGCAAACAGCTGGCGAAGGCAGAACGCAAAGCCGAAAGGAGAGGCCGATGGAACCGGATACTGGGTGCAGCTGCAGTAGGAGCGACAACACTTTTTCTCATCACTAAATAATATCTGATGCGTAAACTTTGGGTGGTTCTGTTTTTACTATCATGTGGCAAGGTCGCTACCGTTAAAACAGACCTGCCGGAAGTTTGCTATAAAGAAGAAAAGAACACCATTGCCCGATTTACACAAGATCAGATCGTTCAGGCAAGGCGGGGAAACCCTCCCGGTAGAACCGACTCAGACGGGGACGGTATTAAAAATTCAGAAGATAACTGCCCGTTTGTATTTAACCCAGGGCAGGAGGTATGCCCATACACTGGAGAGCCTTTAGCCTGCGGAACGAAACCATGTACTGCACCGCCGCCTCCTCCAATTGATCCCGGTTTAGATACAACCACAAAGCGTCTGTATTGCTTTTTCTTGGATTTTGACGGACAGACGGTATCAACACCTTACTGGAACAATGGAGCCGAATTTTACGCCACAGAAAGCGGTTTAACGGCATCTGAAAGACAGAGTATAATTGACAGTATAAGGAAAGACTATAAAAACTTTCCCGTTACCATTACAAGGGACAGCAGTATATACTTTCAGTATGCACCTAATTACCGCCAGCGGCAAATATTTACGCAAAGTCAGTTCTATGGTGCAGCCGGAGGGGTTGCGTACATCGGTTGTATCAAATGGGGTTTAGAGGTTCCCTGCTTTACGTTCACAAAGAACATGGCCTACAATGTATCTAACATCCGGTGGGTGGGGAGCCATGAGTTCGGCCATACTGCTAACCTTTATCACCAATCTATTTGCGGCACTACGTTCACAGAGTACAATAACAATCCGGGTTTTCCGACTGCCCCGATTATGGGGGTGAGTTACGGGAAGATCGGTCTTTGGTGGGTGGGGCCAAATAGCTTTTGTAATATTCAGAACGACACCTCGGTAATGCGTATTTACTTGCAATGAAATCACCATTCTCACTTTTTATTCTTTTCTAATTGCTGATGGTGATCTTAAACCTGACAAAAAATAAAAATGGCAGAGTTCAAAGCTGAGAAGATCAACGGCATGACCGTTATAGTAAACGTCTACCTCAAATCAGACGAACGGGAGTTTCACCTTTTCATTTCACCTGACCATCACTGGGACAACCCAAAATGCCGACGAGATCTTTTAAAAAGGGATCTGGAAGAAGCGAAAAAACTGAACGCCGCTATAATTCTGCCGGGAGACACTTTCTGCTTTATGCAGGGTAAATATGATCCACGCAGAAATAAAGCCGACATCCGGCCGGAGCATAACGTAAGCAACTACCTGGACGCAGTAATTTCAGACGCTGCGTCTTTTTACAAGCCCTACCGAAATAACATTGTCTGTATCGGTAAAGGCAACCACGAATCAAATATTTTAAACCGGCTGGAGACAAATGTGCTGGAAAGGTTTGCCGGTGAGCTTGGAGGTAATATACCGGTAATGGGATACCACGGATGGGTTATTTTCCGGATACACCAAAGCAAAACGCAGCGATGGGCATACAAACTGTATTTTAAGCATGGGTCCGGCGGCGGTGGTCCTGTGACCAGGGGGCAGATTGAGTTCAGCCGGGAAATGATGGTTGTGGAAGGTGCTGACTGTATTTCCATGGGCCACATCCATGAAAAGAATGCAGGGGAAGTGATGGCCCATTATTTTGATGAGCACCCTAATTCGCAAAAGCCAAAAATCAGATCAGTAATACTGCTGCGTTCTTCCACTTATAAACAGGAATACACCAAGAACGGCTGGCACGTGGAAAGAGGAGCGCCGCCAAAACCTTTGGGAGGTAATTTTTTGACGCTTCACTGCTTGAGGGATAAGCTCACCAGCCAAATAAGTGCAGAGGTGAAAATAAAAACAAATCAGCCACTCGACATCTGCTAATCATGGTACGCTTCCGTAAAATATTTTGTCAAGGTAGGGTTATCAACGATGGGCTGTACCGCCGCTTGATGGATCTCGACAATGAAGTATTTTATGGCTGCGGCAATGAGTTCAAAGATAACCGTGACTGGTGGGTGCTGGTTGATAAAAACAAAATTATTGCCTATTGCGGCTGTCTTTATTCCTCTGATAATATCTGCATTTTCGTTCGTGCCTGGGTGCATAAGCCGTACCGTGGAAAGGGACTACAAAAGAAAATGATTGATTTGCGCTTACGTGCTGCAAAAGAATGCTGCGCGGTTATAACGTACACACTCGCTAACAATTACGCCTCTGCAAATTCACTTATAAGTAAAGGGTTTCGGCTTTACGAACCTTCTTATAAATGGGCGGGGGCCGATGTATTATATTTTAAAAAATTAAACTTTTAGCAATGGTAACATCAGCACAAGCATTAAAAAAATACGGAGATCCGCAAGCCCAGAAAACAATGGTGCTGTGGGATGTTCCGGCAGAACTGGAGATTGGAGTGATACCCAAGCGGATCTACTGCAACCGGGATATGGTTGCGCCGCTTACAGCTGCATTTCGTAACCTAATCAGCCGGGGGTTTGTCACTGAGCTGAAGACCTGGGACGGCTGTTTTAACATCCGTAAAAAACGAGGGTTGGCTTCCCTGTCACTGCACAGCTGGGGTATCGCCATCGACGTAAACGCTTTTGAGAATGGTCTGAACCAAACACCCAAGCTGTCGGCTGGCTTTGTGAAATGCTTCACAGATGCAGGTTTCGACTGGGGCGGTACCTGGCAACGTAAAGACGGAATGCACTTTCAACTTTCAAAAATATAGGTGTTTCTCATAATGGAAAAAGCGGCCCTGGTATCGACCGGGGCTTTCTTTTACCTTATGTCAAACAGTTTATCGAGCTGCTTACTCTGTATTACAAAAGAACCGAAATCTGTATAAACAAGCAGCTGGTAAATGCCTAAATTCTTTACTACTCTAAGCGTTACCCGGTCATTTCCAAGGGTGTATGTTTCTGAGTAATCGCCTTCCTGTTTTGTGGGGTCGCTGAAAAAGCTCAGCATTGTTTCATAAAGTTGATCCGTGGTTTGCTTACCCATCCAGGTCAGCTGCTTATAATCGTCAATATGGGTGTATTGAACATTCCGGAAAGTAAGAGAATACATTGTATCTGATTCAAATACCTTAAAAGACAAAATAGCAAGGGGCGTCTTTGTCATGCTGTAATTGACCTGCCCGACAATAGTGCTTTTTGTTTCTTCCTGCTTTACCAGCTGTCCATGCGCTCCCAGCGAAATAAACAGCAATAGAATAGTGATGTGTTTCATTTTTCCTTTTTTATAACAATTGAAGGTACATCAGTTGTCCTTTCATAGAAAGGGGTCAACATATAAATAACAATTTTTAATGCCTGGATGCGCTTATTGGCTTCTCGTTCCACCTGTTTTTTCCGGGTGGGGTTCAGCCGGTGGGCTATATTTTCCTCCCAGAATTTCTGCTGTCGTTCCTCTTCCGCAAGGATGATTATGAGGCGGTCACGAATAGCGCGCTTTACACCATTGTTGATAATTCGGCTCACGGGTAGTTTTGTTGATACTCGGTAATAAGTCATAGTTACGGGTTTTTCGATTTGGTTATAAATCAAACAGTTGCCCTAAACTAATGACCGGTTTGTTAAGGTTATGTAAATACAACTTCTGTTTGTACTTTTCGCATAATTAATAGTATGGATAAGCACAAAAAAAAGTGAAATTCAACGGTTTAGAAATCAGCGTTTTTCCAGCAGCTTGTCGTTCATTTCCTTCAGCACTTTTACCTCAGTCTCCAGCTCGATGATCCGCTTCATCAGCTCCTGCTCTTTTTCGTCTGTTCCGTTGTCGGGGGTAGTATTTCGCAAAGTAAACTCCACCAGTTTGGTATCCGGGTTTATAACGTTTATGGTTTTATTTTTCAGGTCCTGGGTTTCCAGTTCTTCGATTGTGATTCCCGCTATTGTCGCAATTTTCGATTTTATCAGTTCGTTGGGAATCGTCCTGCCTTTCTCGTAAGTAGCCAAAGCATCCTTGCTGCATCCGATTTGTCTGCCAAACTGCTCCTGCGTCTCGCCGCGTAAAAGCCTTATCCACCTTATGTTTGAGCCGATTTGCAACATAATTGCAAAAATAATTTTAGTCTTTTTTGTCTGTTAATTTGGAATTGTCGGTTATGTCGGTTTATATTTGCTTCATATTTACTTGCAATATACTACAAATATTCAGACAAAACCAAATGAAAGTTCCGGAAAAATTAAAAATACTGATTGGCCAGCTCCAGCACCACGGGGACATCGCGAAGATTCAGCAGGTTACAGGTTACAGCCGGTACCGCATTACTCAAGTACTGGAGGGTGACGACAGCAGCGATCCTGAAGTAATAGAAGCAGTATCCGATTTCTACGAGAGCAGAAAAGAAACCCTATCAGATTATATCACTGACTAAACCTAAAAGCGTATGAATAACGTATCGATTGAACCCACGCTGGTGCGCGAAATAGGCACACCGTTCTTCCTTGAGTGGCAGGTGCGCCATTACACCAACCGGTTGGCAGAAGCCCGCCGTAAAACAGGCAACACGCAAGAGCGGTCATTCCTGCGCCGCACACTCCATGGACTGCGTAAATCACTGGCCGCAAAACTCAACTGATATGCGCGCACTCCTCAACTTATTACTCCGAAGGAAAACCGCGATCTGCGACCCTTACAAAAGAATTGAGCGCTTTGGGTACATACCCAGGGCCTCTAAAAAGACCCGCACCATGGGTAATAATTGATAGGTTGGTTTTTAAGGACCCCGGCCTTGTCTCCACTTGGCCGGTTTTTAAACAGCTTCACTAAAACCTAAAATATGGCAACGAAGGAAATCAAAACCAAAGCAGCAGGCGGTAAGAGGCTTGAAACCTACGTATCGGCTGCCGCACACCGCAAGCTGAAAGCAGCTGCGAAGAAAAAGAACACCAGCATTGCCCAGCTGCTCAGAGACGCAGCGCAGGCACTGGTAAAATGAATGATGGTCCCGTGGCAACCGAGGGACAGATAAGTGAGGTTGCAACGCCCCGGATCAGTCAAATGGTTCGGTTGGAAGGTGACGGCCGGGGCTTCTTTACCTGATAATTGCAGACTATGAATAAAACTGAAATGATCATCCTATCCATCAGCGCCTTTTTGCTGATTTCATCTGCCGCACTGTACTGGCGGGCAGTTTACCTGGACGCAAAACACAACAACTATGTGGGTCGTAAAAAATAGCATTACCGGGCATTATTTCGCCGGGTGGCATAACAACATGCCTATCACTTCACCCATGGCAAAGGAGGCGCACCGGTATAGCCAGTGGGCAGATGCCGCGCAGGTATGTACGGTACTGATCGGACACTGGGAGCCCTTACAAATCGAAAATTAAGTTCACATGATAACTGTAACAATCCAATGCGAGTCGATGGAGCAGCTGTACTCCATCATAGGGCCACGGGATGTGGCCACCGCAGCACCAGCAAAAGCGCCGAAAGCGCAAAAGACAGCAGCCGCAGAAGCGGTATTGACCGCTGCCAGCGACAGCAGCAAACCCGAACAGCCGCAAGCTGAAGTAAGCCACAACGGAAGTATTACCGTTGAACAGCTCCGTGCCGCTGTGAAGGAGAAAAGCACGACCCACCGGGAAGCGCTCAAGAAGCTCCTGACCCAGTACGGGGCTGCCAACGTCAGCAGCCTGGCGCCGGAACATTACCATGATTTCCTTAACCAGGTAAACGCTCTGTAACATGGCACACGCACTACTATCACCCTCCTCTGCCCATCGCTGGCTTACCTGCACGCCCAGTGCAAGGCTGGAAGAGCAGCTGCCCGACAGGGCAGGGGAGGCCGCTGCCGAGGGCACACTGGCTCACCGGCTGGCAGAGATACAACTGGGGCTGCAGCTCGGAAGGTTTGCGGCCAAGATGTTCAGGGGCGAACTGGATGAAATCTATGACAACCCGATGTACGGCGAGAGCATGCAGGAATACGTGGACGATTACGTGACATACGTACTGGAGCTGTACAGCGAAGCGCAGAAGCGCAGCAGCGATGCAGACATCTTCCTCGAACACCGCATCGACCTCACCTCATGGGTGCCGGAAGGCTTTGGCACCGGTGACTGTGTGATCATTGCCGACGGCATCATGGACGTGGTGGATCTGAAATACGGCAAGGGTGTGGCCGTCAGCGCTGCTGACAATAAGCAGATGAAGATGTACGCCTTGGGCGCACTCAACGCTTTCGATCACCTATACGACATCACCACTATCCGCACTACCATCTACCAACCCCGCATGGGTAACATCGCCCAGCATGAGTACAGCCGGGATGTTGTGTTGCAGTGGGGCGCTCTCGAGCTCAAGCCGCTGGCGCATCTTGCCTATGAAGGCAAAGGCGAACTGGTGGCGGGTGATCACTGCCGCTTCTGCAAGGTGAAAGCCACCTGCCGGGCGTTTGCAGACCTCAACCTGCAACTGGCCAGGTACGAGTTCCAGCAACCCGCACAGCTCAGCGATGAAGAGATCGCAGACGTGCTGAGCCGTGCTGAGATGTTCAGCCAGTGGATCAAAGCCGTGGAAGAACACGCCCTGGCAGAAGCCATCAACGGCAAGCGCTGGCCCGGCTACAAGCTGGTGGAAGGACGCAGCGTGCGTACCATAGCCAATGAGGAAGCCGTTGTGCAGGAACTTACCAAAGCTGGCTTCGACGATTCACAGATTTACAACCGCAAGCTGCAGGGCATTACCGCATTCGAGAAACTGCTGGGTAAAATGACGTTCAGCAGTATGATCGGACCTTACGTGGTAAAGCCTCCCGGCAAACCCACACTGGTACCGGCTACCGACAAGCGGCCTGAATACCACAGCAGCGAAGCCGCAGCTGCTGATTTTTTAACACTTTAAAAATTATTCAATTGTGAGTACAATTACCACAGACAACAGCACGAAGGTAATCACTGGCCTTGTGCGCTTTTCTTACCTCCACGTTTGGGAGCCTAAGAAGATTGACGAAAACAGTGAACCAAAATACAGTGTTTCACTGATCATCCCGAAAAGCGATACTAAAACGCTGGGGCTGATCAAAAAAGCCATAGAAGCGGCGAAGGAAGCCGGCAAGGCAAAGTTTGGCGGGAAGATCCCGGCTAACATCAAAAGTCCTTTACGCGATGGCGACGAGGAACGCCCGGATGATCCGGCTTATGAGAACGCGTACTTCGTAACGGCCAACGCAAAGACAAAGCCGGGATTGGTTGACAAGAACCGCCAGCCCATCATCGACCAGGAGGAACTTTACAGCGGCTGCTACGGTCACGCTTCCATCACCTTCTTTGCGTTTAACACCAGCGGTAACAAGGGTGTTGCCTGCGGCCTTAACCACCTGATGAAGGTGAAAGACGGCGATAGCCTGGGCGGCAAGAGCACTGCCGAGAATGATTTCGCTGACCTCGAAATCGAAGACGAAGATTTGTTTTAATCACCAACAGGCCCCCGTTGCGGCGGGGGCTTTTCTTAAACTGTAAACAATGAATTTAAAGACATACAATACAGAAACGCTGCCTGCACGTACTGCGCAGCCGGGCGTTCCTTCGATTGGCTTATACAGCCGTAACGGCATTTTCGTCTTTAATGACGCGGCGCGTCAGCATCTCGACTTGAGGCCAGGCGAACAGGTGCAGCTGCTGCAGGATGAAGACGATCCGGAAAATTGGTATCTGCAGGTCGTAAAGAGTGACGGCTTTGTGCTTCGTGAAAAGCAATCCGGTAATTACAAGAATTTGGTATTTGCTTCCACTGCACTGGTGCGCCTGGTATTTGAGAGTGTGGCGTATGAAGGGAAGAGCGGCCGGGTATTGATTGGCGAGCCCATCAAGCACGGTAAAGCCACACTGCACACCCTTATCACCTTAAAGCTGCGCAATGTTTAAGCTCAGTCACATATCGCAAAAAATTGCTTTACAAATGAGCGGCGTACCTGTAACGTACACCTGCCTTGACGATTTCCTCAAACAGAAAAACGCCGGTAAGGTTTGTATGTGGCTGCAGAACAGCATGACTTACAATTTCCTGAAAGACGGTATGTACAGCGCTCATCATATTGAAGTTTACTGCAAAGTGTGCGGTGAGGTTTGCTGTCGTAACAAATTCGGGTATGGCTGGATGTGGTTGCGTAGTAACGGTAAGAAGCTGCCAATGACTATACTCTGCGACGAACATGCCCGTCGTTACTCACGCTGGCGTTACAGCTTGACTATGGGCAACCTGGGCATTGGATATGATGAGAAGGAGCCTACACAATTAACCCTTTTATGAAACGCAAAATGAAACTGGAGCTATACATAAAAGACAGCAAGGTGGATGAAGTGGAGGTACGCATCAATCCGGATGTGCATAAAACCTTCAACCAGCGCAAACAGGTCATTCAGCAGTACTGCGAATACCTGAAGCAAAAGAACAGATTCGACATTTTAATAACCAAAAATTGGCACCTGCTTCTTATAGTAGGTCCGGGAGAATAAATGACAACACTCCGCATCGACATCGAAACGTACAGCTCCGAGGATCTTCTCCGCTCTGGTGTGTACCGATATGCTAAAAGCCCGGATTTCGAGATTCTGCTTATCGGCTTTGCCTTCGACGACGGTCCTGTGCAAGTGAAGGACGTGAAGGCTGAAGGGCCACGCCTGAAGGAGATATTCCGCCAGTACCTCACCGACAAACGTTATATCAAAACCGCCTTCAACGCCAACTTTGAACGTACCTGCCTGGAGGCGTGGCTGGGCGTGGAGCTGCCTGCTGAGCAATGGCGCTGTACGGCTGTACGCGCTGCCATGGCCGGGCTGCCCAGCGGCCTCGACAACGTAGCCCGCACGCTCGGCTTATCGCAGCAGAAGGATGCCTCCGGCAAAGCACTGATCAAATACTTCTGCCTGCCTTGTAAACCCACCAAGACGAACGGCATGCGCACCCGCAACTTACCACAGCACGATCTCTTCCGCTGGGATGAGTTCAAGAAGTACTGCGCCCAGGATGTGGTGGTGGAACGTGAGATCGCAAAGGCATTGGAATGGCTGGAGATACCCGACAGTGAACAGCAGCTGTGGGCACTCGATCAGCAGATCAACGACCGGGGCGTGCTGGTGGATGTACCGATGGTGCAGCAGGCCCTGCGCATCGACAGCGAGGTACGTGAGCGGCTGGAAAGCGAAGCCATGCAGCTCACCGGCCTTGACAACCCCAACAGCACGCAACAGCTGAAGGCATGGCTCAGTGACCAGACAGGTGAAGAAGTGGCAACGCTGCGCAAAGCAGACCTGCCTGCGCTGATGCAGTCCACTGACTGCGATGTGACTTCCCGCGTGGTGCAGATCCGCAGCGAGCTCAGCAAGTCGAGTGTGAAGAAGTACGAAGCCATGCGCAACGCTGTATGCCCGGATGGGCGTGTGCGTGGCATGCTGCGGTATTACGGTGCCGCACGTAGCGGCCGCTGGACCGGGCAGCTGGTGCAGGTGCAGAACCTGCCGCAGAACCATCTCAGTGATCTTGACCTCGCACGACAGCTGGTGGCGGGTGGCGATGCTGATCTGATTGAATTACTATACGGCAACGTACCCGACGTGCTGTCGCAGCTCATCCGCACGGCCTTCATACCTACACCCGGCAACGTCTTCGCCGTAGCGGATTTCTCCGCTATCGAAGCACGGGTGATCGCGTGGCTCAGTGGTGAGCAGTGGCGCATCGACGTGTTTAACTCACATGGTAAGATCTATGAAGCCAGCGCGGCGCAGATGTTCGGCGTGCCCATCGAATCTATCAAGAAAGGAAGCGACCTGCGGCAGAAGGGTAAGGTGGCAGAACTGGCGCTTGGCTACCAGGGCGGACCCGGTGCGCTGAAAGCCATGGGCGCTGATAAGATGGGCCTCGACGACAAGGAACTGGAACGGCTGGTGAAGCTGTGGCGCAGTGCCAACCCTGCCATCGTAAGGCTGTGGGAAGAGGTGAACGATGCCGCGATCAGCGCTCTGGAAGGTATGGCCGTTACTATGCAACATGGTCTGCGCTTCCAGCACCGCCACGACCGGCTGATCATAACCCTGCCCAGCGGCCGGCAGCTCATGTACATGGGCGCCAAGATCACAGAAGGAAGATACGGCAAGGCCATCACGTACTACGGCACCAGCCAAACAACAAAAGCGTGGACCCGCATCGACACCTACGGCGGTAAGCTGGTGGAGAACATCATACAGGCCATTGCACGGGACTGCCTGGCGGTTGCCCTGCTGCGGGTGGATGGTGCCGGTATTGAGACGGTAATCCACGTACACGACGAGATCGTGGCGGAGATACCGCAAGGAAAGCCGGAGCTGCTGGACTTCATGGTGAGCCTGATGGGCCAGCCGATCAGCTGGGCGAAAGGACTGCCGCTGCGTGCAGACGGATATATTACTAAATACTATAAAAAAGACTAACATGGCACAGATCAACAAGGAAACCGTGCTGATGGCTGTCGATGGCTTCGAGGAAGCCGTACTCAACACGCTCGATGACTTCATCGCAGATCCCGCGCTGAAGGATGCCATCGAAGAAGAAATACAACGCCTCACGGCAAAAATCATCATGCTCAAAGACGAACAATGAACCACGACGGACACATACTCATAAGCACAGGCCGCAGCCGTAAGGAGCTGCAATGGAAGAACCGGGACATGCAGTGGAGCGACCTGGTGAAGAAGCTCAGCACTACACACCGTACTGCTGAGACGTACCGGGAATACAACAGCGCCAAGAAGGGGCGGCAGGACGAGATCAAGGACGTGGGCGGCTTCGTAGGCGGCCACCTCGCAGGAGGCAAGCGCCGCAAGGGTGCGGTGATCGCCCGGCAGCTGCTTACCCTCGACATGGACTATGCGCCGGTGGGCTTCTGGGATGAGTTTACGATGCTCTACGACAACGCGGCCTGCATCTACTCCACCCACAAGCACAGCCCGGAATCACCCCGCCTGCGTTTGGTACTACCCATCGACCGCGAGTGTACGCCTGACGAGTGCGAAGCCATCGGCCGGCGGGTAGCGGGTAATTTGGGGATTGAATATTTCGATCCCTCCACCTTCCAGCCGGAGCGCCTCATGTACTGGCCCTCCACCGCTAAGGATGGGGAGTTCCTCTTCGAGGTGCAGGACGGTCCGTGGGTATGTGCCGATGAGGTACTGGCGTCTTATCACAACTGGCGGGACGTAAGCGAGTGGCCGGTGAGCAGCAAGGTGGACAAGCTGGTGCAGCGCGACATCGCCAAGCAGGGTGATCCGCTGGAGAAGACTGGCATCGTAGGGGCGTTCTGCCGGGCGTACACTATCCATGAGGCAATCGAGACGTTCCTGCCCGGTACTTACGAACCTTGCGCTATTAACAACCGCTATACGTTCACAGGCGGCTCTACGGCTGCCGGGGTGGTGACCTACGACGACAAGTTCGCTTTCTCACACCATGCCACAGATCCTGCCAGCAGCAAGCTGTGCAACGCCTTCGACCTGGTGCGCCTGCACCTGTTCGGCTTGAAGGACGAAGACGCGAAGGAAGGTACGCCGGTGAACAAGATGCCGAGTTTCTCTGCTATGACGGATCTCGCCATCAAGGATGGCCGGGTGAAGCAGCAGTTCGGTGAAGACCGGCTCCAGAGTGCCATGGGTGATTTCGAGGGTGTGGAGCTGACCGAGGGAAGCCGCGACTGGATGAAGGAGCTGGACTATGATAAGAAAGGTACACTGCTGTCCACTATCGACAATATTGTGAAGATCATGGAGAACGACCCGCACCTCAGCAGCAACCTCCAGTACGACCTCTTCGAGAACCGGCCGGTGTTCACGCGCCGCCTGCCCTGGCGCAGCGTCACCTTCGCTGACCGTTACCTGACCGACCGGGATGCCGATAACATGGAGCACTACATCGAGACGGTGTACGGCCTTACCACCGGCAAGCTGGAGAAAGCATTGTCCGTGATATACGAGCGCCACAAGTTCCACCCGGTGCGGGACTACCTCGACACGCTCAGCTGGGACGAACAGGAGCGGGTCGACACGCTGTTCATTGATTACATGGGTGCCGAGGATAACGAGTACACCCGTGCCGTGGCCCGGAAGATGCTGGTGGCAGCAGTGGCCAGGGTGATGCGTCCGGGTATCAAGTTCGACAACATGGCCGTGACCGTAGGGCCGCAGGGTATTGGTAAGAGTAGCCTCTTCGCCAGGCTGGGCCGCCATTGGTTCAGCGACAGCTTCACCACGATGCAGGGCAAGGAAGCATACGAACAGCTGCAGGGTGTGTGGATTATCGAGGTGGCTGAGCTCAGTGGTATGAAGAAGCAGGAGGTGGAGACGGTGAAGCACTACGTAAGTAAGTGTGAAGATCGCTTCCGGGTGGCCTATGGTAAGCGCATCGAAAACTTTCCCCGCCAGTGTATCTTCTTTGGGTCCACCAACAAAGCCGACTTCCTGCGCGACAGTACCGGGAATCGTCGCTTCTGGCCGATACGTACCGGCAATCCAAAGAAGGATCTGTTCACGGAACTGACCAAAACGGAGGTGGACCAGATATGGGCGGAAGCGGTGGTGCTGTACGAACAAGGCGAGCCTTTGTACCTGCCAAAAGAACTGGAAGCAATAGCAATGGAAGTGCAGGAGCAGCACAGCGAGCGCGACGACCGTGCCGGTATTATTGAAAGGTACCTGGAGAAGCTGTTGCCCGACGGATGGGAGGAAAGGGACATGTACAAGCGCCGGGAATATTACCAGACCGACGACGAGCTGGAGCCTATCGGAAAGCATCAGCGAGACAGGGTGTGTGCAGCTGAGATATGGGTTGAAGCATTTGGTATGAAGCTGGGGGATATGCACACCGCCAACACCAAATTCATACATGACGCAATGCGATTGCTGGATGATTGGAAGCCTTACAAGACCAAAGCAAGGTTCGGAATTTACGGCCTTCAGCGGGGGTATTACAGGGTCGGCAGCTTTTATGAAATAACCCAAAGGGGTGATTTGGGAGGGTTTGAAGATGAGTAAAAAGGTGTTACCAGTGGCCGGAAAAGTGTTACCAGTGCTTTTTTCAGTGGTAACAGAGATTGTTGCCACTGCTACCACAAAAAATGCAGTGGTAACACCTGTGGTAACAGCCGAAACGCAGCAGCAGCAAAGGTTTCAGCCGTTTGTTACCACTGTTACCACTGAAATTGATAAAAAGAGTAAAAGGGGAATTATAGAGAAAAAAGCGCCCATACACGCGTATATAGCCCTTTACGCCGCCTAAACGCCTATATAGTATGGAAACGCTGTGGAACAGGTAACACTGGTAACAAACATAAAAACAGAATCGAAATGCAAGAAAGAACTATCGAAGCGAGACTCTTTACAGAAGTGCGAAAAATGAACGGCGTCTGCCTCAAACTGAACAGCCTTAGCTTATCCGGGCTGCCGGACCGGATGATCCTGCTGGCGCCGGGCAGGGTGGCCTTCGCCGAAATCAAACGGCCGGGCAAAAAACCATCGCACCTCCAGCAGCTGGTGATCGCCATGTTGACCAAGATGGGATTCCTGGTGGAGGTAATCGACCACACCGATCAGATTGAACCCTTCCTGAAAAAAGTAACACAGTGATGCAGTACACACCATACCCCTACCAGCAACATGCTACCAGCCACATACTGGACAACCCGGCAGCGGGTCTGTTCCTTGACATGGGTCTGGGTAAAACGGTGAGCACCCTCACAGCCATCGACCATCTGATGTACCACGACCTTGAAGTAAACAAAGTGCTGGTGATCGCACCCAAGCGGGTGGCAGAGGATACCTGGATCAGCGAGGTGGAGAAGTGGGACCATCTGCGTCACCTGAAGATCAGTATTGTGCTGGGTGCCGAAAAGCAGCGCAAAGCTGCGCTGGCCGCAAAAGCTGACATCTATGTGATCAACCGCGAGAACGTGGTATGGCTGGTGGGTTACTATGCCAACAAGTTCCCATTCGATATGGTGGTGATAGATGAGCTGAGCAGCTTCAAAAGCAGCAAGGCACAACGCTTCCGGGCACTGCGCCGTATCCGTCCGCAGGTGACCCGGGTGGTAGGGCTTACCGGCACCCCGGCGCCCAACAGCCTCATCGACCTCTGGCCGCAGCTGTACCTGCTGGACCAGGGCGAACGGCTGGGTAAAACCATCAGCCAGTACAGGGAGCAGTATTTCCTGCCGGTGGCACAGAACGGCAACATCGTGTACAAATACGGATTGAAGAAAGACGTGCAGCCGTCGGTGATCTACGACAAAATCCGGGACATCTGTGTATCCATGAAAGCGAAAGATTATCTGCAGCTGCCCGGACGCATTGACCGGATGGTGGATGTACGGCTGAGCCCGGAACTGCAGAAGAAGTACGAAGACTTTGAACGCATTCAGATTCTTGCACTGGCGCAGGAGGCACAGATCACCGCCATGAACGCTGCAGCCCTTAACACCAAACTGCTGCAGTTTGCCAACGGTGCTATCTATGACGAGCAGCGCAACGTCCACGAGATCCACGACGCCAAGCTGGAAGCACTCCACGAAATCGTGGAAGCCGCCAACGGGCAGCCGGTGCTGGTGTTCTACAGCTACCAGCACGACCTGAGCCGCATCAAGCACAGCCTGCGGGCGTTCAAGCCGGAAGAACTGGAAGGCCGGGAACACATCCAACGGTGGAACGAAGGCAAGGTGCCGCTGCTGTTGGCGCATCCCGCCAGTGCCGGCCACGGGCTGAACATGCAGGCAGGCGGCAACATCATCGTGTGGTTCGGGCTTACCTGGTCCCTCGAATTGTACCAACAGGCCAACGCACGACTGGACCGGCAGGGGCAGCAGAAGCCGGTGATCATACACCACCTGGTGACAAAGGGCACTATGGACGAAGATGTAATGAAGGCATTGGAGGGCAAAGCGCAGGGGCAGGACGCACTGATGGAAGCGGTTAAAGCAAGGATTGAAAAATACTTAAAACGGAAATAGGAAATGACCAAAAACCAAATACTAACCCAACTGTATGACTCCCGCGAGCTGGCCGCAATGCTTTCCAAATTCAATGCAGGCGCAGGCCAGGAAGATCTGAAAAGTGAACTTTTTGCCGCTTTATGCGAAAAGGAAGAGCAGATGCTGCTGGACCTTTACAACCGTAACCAGCTGATGTATTATGCTACTGCCATCGTACAAAAGATGGTATTCCAGACAGGCGGCAGGTTTCATCGTCGGTACCGGGGCGCCACTTATGAAGTAAGCGAGAACCTGCTGAGCGAGTGTACCGAAGCTAACCGCAAGGAACTGGAAGAGCAACTCCGCAAGCTGGACGAGGCCATAAAAAACAACCTGCACTGGGTGGAACAGACTGTACTGGAGATCCACAACAAGACCGGGAGCATCACGGCGCTGAGCCAGAAGACGAATATAAGCAGGAAGCAGCTTTCCCGTATTTTAAGTAAGGCAAAAGAAAAACTGGCATCAGCTGTCGGAGGCAAACTTATGGGTAATTACGTGAAAGCCACTTGCGAAGTGGTACTGGATCTACCGGATGAAGTGACACCGGAAAATATCAACGACATACTGGAAGATACATTGCAGTACATGATGGCGCGACTGGAAGGGCGGGTGATACCGTCCAAAAAACAAACCAACGGCTACATCAAGGAAATCAAACCGCTGAAACTAAAACAAATCGTATGAACATACTGACCATCCCGATAAGCGCCGTACTGATGGCGTGGGTAACCATTGACGTATTACGCCTGCCGGAACGTTACCGCCTCTTCGCGCGTAAGCCCTTTTCCTGCCCGTTGTGCCTGTCCTTCTGGCTGGCGGTGTGTTTATACGCTTCACCCGTATTTATTCAAAACATGGCCTTTGTGGCGCTTTCTGCCGCTGCTTTGGCCGCATACCTTGACAGATGAGCACAAAAAAGAAAACAACAAAAGCACCGGCGCAGGCTGCAGCAGCCCCCGCCGCCCCTACATTGAAAGAGCGATTCCTGGCTATTGAGCACGAATGGGCTACCGTTCGCGTCGGCTACATCCGGGAGTTATCACCAGCTGCCAAGTTGGAACTGGAAGCAATTTACCGGGAGCTGTACGGCGCGCAGTGGTTCCCGAACCGCTTCTGCAAATCCTGTTATTTTGAAGGCATTCAACAAATGATTGAAACTTTTGGCGTATGAGTACAACTACCGTTAACATACCGAAGCAGGATCACATGATAACGCCCGAAGCCTTCCTGCAGGCGGAACTGGGCGCTGGTATCCACCACAACAACCCGCAGTTTATGCAACTGTGTCGTGCTACCGTAAACGCAGTAAAGCACCTGCCGGTTATAACCGTTCTGGACTTTGGTCCAGGCACCGGTTGCTACGCGCAGGCGTTTCATGAAGCCGGCTACCGGATCAGCGTGTACGATGTATTTGAAGCACACCGCAACTACATCCGTGAGACATTCCCGCATATCGAGCAGATGGACGAAGTGCAGACAACCGACCTTCTCGTATTTATCGAGGTAGCGGAGCACATGACAGCTGAGGAACTGGATGCGTTGATGGGTAAAATACAACCGAAGTACATCCTGTTCAGCAGCACGTCAGAGCGCACCGACTGGGATCTGGCCTGGGGTCATATCAACATCAAGGAACAGCGCGAATGGGTACAGCTGTTCCAGAAATACGGATACCGATTAATCAGCGAGCCCGGAGTACCCACAACATGGAGTAAACTGTTTAAACGTGAAAAAAGCTAAAGCAAAGGTTAAGTCAAAGCCGCCGATAAAGCAGAAATACTTCACCCCTGAGCAAGTTCAGAAGATGTGGGAAGAGTACAAGCTGTCGGTGGATAACGACCCAGATGTTATTGAGGAAGTTACCGCAAAAGGTGTCGTGATTCGCAGGGTAAAAAAACCCTATTTACGGCAAGGCTTTGAGGCTTTTGTCATTAAAAAGACAGGCTCAATGATTGGTCAATATCTCGATAATCAGGATGGGGCGTATGGGTCCTATCTTGAAGTCGTTACGCATATAAGGAGAGAATGGGAGAGCGATCAGATAGCCGGGACAATGACCGGAAGATACAAAGCACCCAACCTCACAGCCCGCCTTTGCAACCTCGCTGAAAAGCAAGAAACCAAAACAGACGGCATTCAAAAAATTATAGTTGAGTACAGCTCGGATCATACTACCGAAACCCCATGAAGCACAGAAGCAGGTAACGACTGAGGCCAGGCGCTTCAACGTACTGAACTGCGGCCGGAGGTGGGGAAAGTCAAAGCTGGCTATTAACCTGTTAGCTGAAACCGCACTGGCGGGTAAGCCAGCGGCTTACTTTGCGCCTACCTACAAACTACTGGAAGGGACCTTTAAGGAGATGTTTGTTACGATGGGACCTGTGTGCAGTAAAAAGCACGACAACCAGTTTATCGAACTGATCACCGGAGGTTCTGTCGAGTTCTGGAGTTTGGAAAATCCGCTGGCTGGACGAAGCCGCAAATATGCGGTGGTGATTATTGACGAGGCAGCGTTCAACCGTAACCTGTGGCAAAGTTGGACAGAAGCCATACGGCCAACGCTTACGGACTTAAAAGGTTCTGCCTGGTTCATGAGTACGCCCAAAGGAAAGAATGATTTTTACAAGTTCTTCATGCGGGGACAGACAGGCGAGGAAGGATGGGTCAGCTGGAAGATGCCCACCAGCAGCAACCCGCATATCGACATCAGCGAGATATGGGCAGCGCAAAGGGATCTGCCGGAGCTTGCTTTTAAGCAGGAGTACGAGGCCGAGTTTAACGATAACGTGGCCAATCCGTTTGGGCTGGAGATGATCCGCATGTGCACCGGCTCCATAAGCCATGAACCACCGGTAGCCATCGGCATCGACCTTGCCAAGTCGTTTGACTGGACAGTGATCATCGGGCTGGACCGCTTCGGGCGTGTGTGCCTGCTGGAGCGCTTCCAGCGGCCATGGAACGAAACCAAAGAAATTATCCGGAGGTTGCCGTATGCGCCTATCGAGATCGACAGCACAGGTGTAGGCGACCCCATCACCGAAGACATCCAGAGAGAGCGGTCCGAGGTGTATTCGTTCAAGTACACCCAGGTATCGAAGCAGCAGCTGATGGAAGGGCTTGCAGCAGCCATCCACCAGCGCCGCCTGGTATTTCCGGAAGGTGTGATAACGGCTGAGCTGGAGTCTTTCGAGTACGAAATGACGAGAACCGGAGTAAAGTACACAGCCCCTCCCGGACTGCACGACGACTGCGTAAACGCCCTGGCACTGGCATGGCGGCGACTGCAGCAGGAAGGCACCAGCAAAGTGGCAATTTCATTTTTATCGAGATGAGTAACTGGAACAACATAACCGTGCAGCAGTACCAACAGCTGCTGCCCATACTGGAACAAAAAGACAGCACCGACTTCGACAAGCTGGTGCGCATGATCTGTATAGTCACGAAAAAGAAAGAAGCGGAAGTGGATAGCTGGTCCTTGAATCAGCTGCGGCAGTTCCGCTTCCTCTTCAAACTGGATTTTGAGAATAAGATACCGAAGTACATTGACTGTAACGGAAAGCGGTACAAGTTCGTCAGCGACATACGCCGGATGCCGGCAGCCCGATATGTGGAAAGTAAAACCTTTGTGCAGGAAGGACTGATCCCGAACCTGCACCGGTTGATGGCAAGCTGCGTACTACCGATGCGCCGCACCTGGTACGGCCGGTGGGTGGAAGAAAAGTATAATGCAGCCGACCACAGCACGTATGCCGAGGATCTGCTGCAGGCGCCTTTCCCGCAAGTGTACAATGCCTGTCTTTTTTTTTGTCTGCTGTTCACCAACTGGATCAAGGCTTCCCAAACCTTTTTGAAAGCGGAAGCGGAGCAGGTGATGTCGAAGGAGGAAGCAGAGACGCTGTTTCAGTCTTTAACCGATATTTTGGATGGACTTACTCCACAGCCCTTGTAGCAGAGCATGAGCGCATCACACTGGAGCAGGCGTGGGAGTTGCCGACATTGCAATATCTCAACGATCTGGCGTATTTACGGCAGAAAGCGAAGATGGAAAAAGCGCTGATGGAAGAAACGATAAAACGAAAATGATATGAAATACTTACTCTTTATAGCCTTGCTGTTTACGTCATGCGAAACAGGTTTAAAGTCGGGTGTAGTAATTGACAAATGGAGGGAAGCTCCGCACAATAAAACAGTAACCCGCTATAACGTAGTATCCAAACGGCCTATGGCCCAAACTGTTTATGTGGATGAACAGTTTGCTCTTGTAGTTAAGGGCTACGATGGCGAAGATACTATAGTGCAAAAAGTGTATGTGCCAAAAGCGCAATATCAAAAAGCAAAAATAGGAGGGGCGTACACATGCCAACCATAGCACAAGCACAGGCCAAAGCGCTGCAGGGAGGCTTCTTTGATACCTTCGGGCAGAGCCGCAGCGGTTTCAGTGAAGCCACGCTCAGTACGGTGGAGGCCATGATGGCATTGTACGCGGAGGAGTTTATCAGCAAAGCTGTCGACAAGCTCAACGAAAGCAACAGTGTCACCACCGGCAAGCTGGCCGACAGCATACGCTTCCAGCCAAAACTGCTGCGTGATGGTTTCAAGGTGGAGTTCCTGGCTGCCGATTACTACGATTACGTGAACCGGGGTGTGCAGGGTTTAGGGCCCGGCAACCGCAACACAACCAGCCCTTACAAATTCCGCTTCCTGCCACCCAGTAAAAACCACATACAGGCTATCAAGGGATGGCTGCAGAAGAACAACGCAGTGGCGCGGGCGGGTGATGTTTCCCGCTACGGGCCCACACGAAGGGAACGTAAAGCCAAAACGCCCGATGAAGCGCTCACCTCACTGGCTGCTGCTATCGCTTACAACACGAAGCGGAAGGGGATGGTGGGTACCGGCTTCTGGACATCTGCTTTCAACGAGGCGTTCAAAGATTTCGCTTTCCAAATGAGTAAAGCACTGGGCCGGGATATTGTAGTGGATCTGAAGGAAATGGAGCAAAACGTCAAACTCAAAAAATAGGCTTTTTGTTAGTTCTTGTTTTTAAGTGCGGCCTGCATATCAATGCGGGCCTTTTGCGTATTTATAGGCATGAGTATTACAGTGAACCAGGCACCCAGCGGTTACCCATCAGCCCACGAGGAGCTGTGGCATGTGGTGGAATCTACGAACAAAAGCACCGCTGGCTTTCAGTATGTTTTCGACATTTACGACGGTGCAACCTTACTGACCCGGGTAAAAAACAGCCCTTACGGAACCGATAAGCTGGGCGTGCTGGATGTGGGCAACATCGTCCGATCACTGCTGCCGGGTGCAGATTTTCCCAGCGGGGACCTTAACGAGTTCCCCAACAACACGGAGCTGGGCACGGAAGTATTCTTTACTGATTACGACGTCCGGTACGGTGAAGTGAGCGGAGGCGTACTTACCGCTAATATCGCCAGCGGCACGTACCGGGTTTATAACAACTACAAACGGGCGGGCTATGACAATAAGCAAAGTGCCATCACGGGCGCTGGTCAGATTCTCACCAACCGGCCCGCCACATCATACGCATACGCCAACCAACCGGTGGTGATCAGCTTCTTTGCACCTTCCGGGCAGAACTACCAGAAGACATTCGGGCTTGACAGCGCCACCTTCACGGGCAACGGTAAAGCCGTAATGACCAGCTTCACACCTGATGCGGACGGTACGTTCCAGGTGAGTGGATCTGTGAGCGGTGTTACCGGCACCCGGCAGATAAAAACAAGATGCGCCAAACACCAGACGCACACCCTTATATTCCTCAACGCTTTTGGCGTATGGGACAGCTTCACGTTTGTTCACGGTAAGTTCAGTACTGACGTGCAGCGTCAGCAATTTGAACAGCTGAAATGGAGGCTGTCGGGCGGGTCCATGGTGGAAAATACCGGGAAGGTGTACCACCAGAAGCATAAAGTGTATGCAGGGCAGTACACGCAGAAAATGACACTTACCAGTGACATACTGAGCACCGGTGAGTACGACTGGCTGCAGGAGCTTGTGACTTCTCCGCAGGTGTACTATGTGAAAGACATAGCGCTGGATGTTTACCCTGTCACCATTACGGAAAGCAACTACGAGCTGAAGCAGGACGCTATACAGAAAGCCGACTTCCTGCAGCTTACCATCCAATTCGATAACCAGAACACGCAATACCGCTGATGTACGAACTATTCATAGAAGGGCAGCAGGCAGACATTGACCAGCGCATCAGCGTGCAACTCACCTTTGCCATTGACGACGTGGCGCAGTTCGCAAGCCGCAACACCTCGTTCAGCAAGCAGTTGGTGCTTCCCGGTACAGCACGTAACAATACCATTTTTGGCCATGTACATGAACTGGGCAGCCGTAACATTTATTCACCAGGGCAGCCGAACATCGGCAGCATCTTCAACGTGGCACAAACCTCACGGGCCGAGTTACGCCTTAACGGTCTGCTGGTACTTCGTGGTGTGTTCCGCCTGACTGGTATTGTAAAGCAGCAGGAAGGGCGTATCGAGTACGAAGGAGCGCTGTTTGGTGAGCTCAGCGGGCTTATGACCCAGATCAGCAACCGCAAACTGGAAGACCTCGACTTTTCAGACTATGACCATACACTCAGCCATACTGAGATCGAGAACAGCTGGGACAATACACCCGGCAGCGGTTACTTTTATCCGCTTATTGATTACGGCAATTATCGTACAGGGGATGATTACAACATCGGCACCTTTCGTCCGGCGCTTTATGTGAAGGAGTACATGGATAAGATATTTGCAGCTGCCGGGTACACCTTTCAGAGCAGTTTCATGGACAGCGCTATGTTCAAGTCGCTGATCATCCCACATAATACTAAGCAACTTAGCAAACTGGCCACGAGGCTGCTGACCGCAACAGAGACAGGCGGCAGTATGACAGTAACCGGTTCGCAATCTTCTGTGCAGTTCGATACAGCCGTAGGTGGCAACTTTACGATTAACGGCACCAACAGCCTGTTCACATGGAATCCGGCAGACCCCGTGCTGGTAAATATGAAAGTGCCGCTCACTGCCAGTTATACGGCTGGCGACGGCTGGGACATAGCACTGCAGGTCAACGGTGTGGATGTGGACAGCTTCGCTTTCCCTTCTGCCGCTGTCAGCGAGAACATCAACATTGAGCTGAACTACAACGGCACGCTGAACCAGAACGACGCCATCCGGCTGATCGTGCGTAACGACAACGCTACCACCATCACAATAACGGGCATGAACGCCACGCTCACCGTGGATGCAGCAACGGCAACGGTTACCCTGGTAGCCGATGGCGATACCGTGACTGTCAACGACACCATCCCGAAAGGCATCTTCCAGAAGGACTTTCTTGCGTCCATACTGAAGATGTTCAATCTGTACGTAGATGAAGACAAAACAAATGAAAAGAACCTGCTGATCGAACCATACGTCGATTACTACGACCTGACAACCGAAGTGGACTGGACGTACAAAGTGGCAAGGGACAAAGCGTGGCAGATCACACCAATGGGGCAGCTGAACGGCCGCATCTTCGAGTTCAAGTACAAAGAAGACGCTGATTTCTACAACGAACAGTACAAGAAAAAGTACAACCAGGCATACGGCGACCGGCAGTTCGACACCGGCTTCCAGTTTGCCCAGGATAAAATTTCAGCAGAAGTGATGTTCAGCCCTTCGCCACTGGTCAAGTATGACAGCGACGACAAATACGTGGTGGCGATCTATAAAAAATCCAATGCGCTGAGCGCGGAGGACCGGATGGACAGTAATATCCGGGTTCTGTTCAGTAAGAAAATCACAGGCGTCACCAGCTGGGATATTAAAAGCGGGGTAAACAACCACAGCAAAACATCATACGGATACGCCGGCCATCTGGATGATCCGGATAGCCCGACAAAGGATTTAAACTTTGGCGCACCGAATGAGGTGTACGGATCGGTGACTTCTTACCCTTCAGCCAACCTGTTCAACAAATACTGGAGCAGTTACGTGGCGGAGATTGCCGATAAGGACAGCAAGCTGCTCAAGTGCCATGTGTACCTCACAGCTTTGGATATTGCCCGCCTCGACTTCTCGATACCCGTATTTATTGACGGAGTGCGCTTCCGGCTCAACAAGGTGGAAGATTACGACTACACCAATAACGACTTAGTAAAAGTGGAACTATTAAAAATAATCAACAATGGCTGAACGGATAGGGGCTGAAGTAGAGGTCAGGTACCAGAGCGTGGGTGAAATGCGCAAAGCGATCAAAGAAGCTACCAGCGACGTGATCCGAATGCAGCAGGAATTTGGCTCAACCTCCAAAGAAGCAATGGCTGCCGCTAAACGAGTGGCGGAACTGAAGGACCGCGTGAAGGAGGCTTCCGAGGTAGCGGATCTGTTCGACCCCGGTAATAAGTTTAAAGCGCTGGGCAATACCGTCATGGTGGCCGCTAACGGTTTCACCGCACTCCAGGGTGCAATGGGGCTGCTGGGCGTGGAAAGCGAAGATTTGGAAAAGCAGCTGCTGAAGGTTCAGAGCGCAATGGCGTTAACACAAGGACTAAGTTCCCTGGCTGATTCAGGCAAAGAGTTTATGCGACTTGGCTCGATTATTCAGAATCAGGTAACAAAAGCGTTCACCACATTGCGGGGGGCCATTATCGCGACTGGCTTTGGTGCACTGGCAGTTCTTCTCGGTACAATTGTGGCGTACTGGGAAGATATTGTGTCTTTGGTGGACGGCGTAAGTACCTCCCAGAAGAAGCTGAATGCTGAAACACAAAAGAACCTTGAAACGCAGCAGGAAAAGGTAAAAGCGCTGGACTCACAGGATAACGTGCTGAAGCTGCAAGGAAAAAGCGAGCGCGAAATATTGCAGTTAAAAGTACAGCAGGTCAAAGAAGCAATAGCAGCGGCAAAAGTAAACATTGAAAACGCCAAGATAACAAAACAAGCTCAGGTTGAAGCGGCAGAGCGTAACCAGCGAATTCTGGCGGGATACCTTAAATGGATACAGGCACCAATTGTGCTGCTGTCCAAAGCCTTAGACGGGATGGCTCGTTTGGTGGGTAAAGATTTAGGGTTGGAGGCGAAAATAGACGCGCTCACAAAATATGCAGCTTCTTTTGTTTTTGACCCTGCCGAAACAGAAGCGAAAGGGGAGGCCAATATCAACGCCGCAGTTGCGACATTAAATGAACTGGAGAACAGGTACGCAGGTTACCAATTACGCATTAAGGAGATAGACAAAAAAGCGGCTACAGAATCCAAAAAAACTGCAGACGATAAGAAGAAAGAGGAAGAAGAGCGGCAGCGTGCCTTGGCCGAACAGCGCACAAAAGACAGGGAAGCAGAAGCGGCAGCAGAGCAGGCGTGGCTAAATCAGCAGGTGAAAGCCAACGCCGATGCTAACGCAGCTATCGACAAGGAAAACGAAGAGTTTCAAAAACGCGAACAGGAAAGGCAAGAAAAAAGAATACAGGACCAGCTGGCGTATAACCAAGCACTGATTCAAGCTGAACGTGATCTGCAGGCGGCGAAGTTTGATGCAGCTCAAGCAGGAGTTAATTTACTTATGCAGCTTGCTGGAAAAAACAAAACACTTGCCAATACTCTGTTCATTCTTGATAAAGCGCTGGCCATTGCAAGGGTTGTCGTTAACACACAGCAGGAAATTGCTGGGTACTGGGCAAACCCGACGTGGTCTCTTATGCCTGACGGAGGTGCTACCCTAAAAACGGCAATGAGTTTAAAGGCTAAAATCAGAGCAGGCATAAGCATTGCGACAATAGCCGCTTCAACAATTCAGAAGTACATGAGCGGAGCTGGGGGCGCGAATAATACACCACAGCCGCAAATTGGAAATATTACTACCGCTGCGCCAATGCAGGCGGCCCTGTCACCGGCAGCCCAGGCGCAGGCATTAAACGCGCAAGCCATTAACAATATGGGCAACCAGGCGGTTCAAGCGTATGTATTGAACAGTGACCTGCAAAACAATAATCAGATCAACGCATTCTTGCAGCGTAATGCAAGTATAGGTTAACATGGACAAGCTCCCTATTTACCGACTTGAAATCAGCGAAGACCTCGACGCTCCGCAGGAGGTATCTGCCGTGGCGCTGGTGGATATGCCCGCCATCGAACAGCCGTTCTTCGCTTTTGATAAAGTGCAGCGTTTTGCCATCGCTTCGGAAGACGAGCGCATCGTGGTAGGCCCTGCCATGATCCCGGACATGCCGATCTACCGGCGTGACGAGGCCGGCGAATACTACGTGGTGTTCGATAAGAAAACCATCGAAAAGATCGCTCTGAAGTTCTATGCGAAAGGACTGCAGGACCAAGCCAACGAAATGCACAGCAAGCCGGTTGAAGGCGTGGTGTTCTTCCAGTCGTGGATTGCCGACGAGAGTAAAGGCATCCCGAAAATGAAGCAGTTTGAAGACCTGCCGGACGGTACCTGGTTCCTCGGCGCCAAAGTAGAAAATGATGAGACCTGGGCGAAGGTAAAAGACGGCACTTTCAAAGGGTTCAGCGTGGAGGGCTATTTCGACATGAAGCCCGTGCAGCTGCAGGCCAGTCGCACACCGGAACAAATCATTGAAGCAATTTTTCAACTCGTAAAAGACATCTGATGGAAACAGCAGACGTAATCATTGCGGGCGTGTTCGGTTTTCTCACCGGCGTCACCGTGACGTGGGTGCACTACTACAACAAGCTCAAAAAATAAGCGTATGAAGATACTCGTACTGACGCAGCAGCACAGCGGTGTGGGCTACCACCGCCTCATGCTGCCCACCATTCTCATGGAAGGTAAGGAGCGCGCCCGGATTACCGACACCATCACAGAAGGGCTGCTGGATGAAGGCTGGGACATCGTGTGGCTCAGCCGCACCTGGGACAAAGATGATATTTTCGAGTTGCGTGCAAAGTACGGGTTCAAAGTTATCGTCGATGTGGATGATTACTGGATACTGGATGCCCACCACATCATGTACGACGGATACATGGATGCCAACTACCCGACAGCCATTGTCCGGCACCTGCGCAAAGCGGACCTGGTCACCTGCACCCATGAACGGCTGGCGGCTATGGTGCAGACCTACAACGACAATATCCTGCTTTGCCCGAATGCCATACCATACGGCAATGGCCAGTTCCACAGCGACCGCTTCGAGACAGAGTTCGTTAAGTTCTTCTGGGCGGGAGGCATCACACACCGGGAGGATCTGAAGCTGCTCAAAAATCCCATCAGCAAAATCACTGGGTCTGTGCATTTCGTTATCGGCGGCTATACGGACAGCAACGAAACGGAAATAGCGCACTGGAAGCCTATGGTGGACTATTTCACCAACTACGGTAAGCAATCCAATACCATTATGCGCGGCCGCCCCATAAGTGAATATTACGACCTGTACAGCGCTGCAGACGTGGCACTTATCCCGCTGTTGAAAACTATGTTTAACACGTATAAAAGCAACCTCAAAATACTGGAAGCTGCCGGTAAGAAGATCCCGGTGGTGGTAAGTGCTGTGCATCCTTACCTTGGCTTCCCGGAAGCGTTGGTAAACTACGTCCGCACAGAGGGAGACTGGCTGCGTCACATGGAGCGGTTACGTGACAGCCGGGAGTTGCGGGAACAGCAAGGGCAGGCGCTGTACGAATACTGCCAGCAGCACTACAATTTCGACGAGATCAACAAGGCCCGTGAATCGGCCTTTTTGTCGCTTCTGCAGCCTTACAAATAAAAAAAAGTCCCTTTTTGGCAGGTGCCCGTATTTATGGGCATGAAGAATCCTTTAAGCGTACTTCAGGATATTAAAGCGCTGGTGGCTAAGTTCAACGAAGCCCCGGAAGCTCCGGCTGCACCTGCAGCCCCTCAGCAACTTGCCGCTGAGTATTCCCTCGTGGATGGAACCAAAGTATTGATCAGTGAGCTGGTTGCCGGCGGCACCGTTACACTGGAAACCGGAGATCCTGCGCCTGCTGGAAGCCACACGCTGGCTGATGGTACGGTGATCGAAGTGGGAGAAGCCGGTGTGATCGCTTCTGTAACTCCTCCCCAGGTTGAAGAAGTGGAAGCGCCCGAAGCTGAGGATATGGGCAAACAATACTACCAGAAAATTGAAGCTATTGAAGCCGAATTGGCCAGCTTAAAAACAGCACATGAGTCGCTGAAAGAAGCATTCGGCAAGCAGGGTGAAATCAACAACGCGCTGCTGGAAATGATGGAAACGCTGGTGAAAGAACCTGTCGCTGAGCCGACAGTAAAACCCAACGGATTCAAGCGCCACAGCATACCCGACAAGCGGGAGCAGGTGGCATTTCGCATCAACGACATCTTAAACAATAAAAAATAAGCGAACATGGCTTTTGAATTATCAGGCTTAACCGCCTACACCGAACAGAACGAACAGGACCTTGTGGTGAAAAGCCTGTTCGATGCTACCACTCAGCGCGCTATCCAGACTCTGGGTAACGTAATGCTGGGCGTAAAAAGCAGCAAGACAGTAAACCGCATGGACACCGATGCGTTCTTCCAGTCTGACAGCAACTGCGGATTTACCGCATCTGGCACCACCGAATTTACGCAGCGCTC